CCTCGTGAGTTGCCCCGATAAGGGCCTGCGTTTCCCTAGGTAATACGTTAACTTCCATATCTAATATCTCCTATTCTTATGGTGCTGGGTCGAACTGAGCGAGCCCGATTGGGTTCAAGCACTGCAGGGAGGCACGGGATTCAATCATGAATCGCTCACCGCCGCCTTGGTCCTCAAAACGCTCTACCGTTGGATTTTTTGACATGCGGATCTGGAGCTTATCCATATCGAGCAAGTAGCCACGGCCAGCGGTCTGGCTAGTTCCAGCAGCATTGTATCCAATGAAGTTGTCAGCGATGATTTCAACCACACCAAAGTCACCTTCAAAGATGGTGGTGCTCATGCTCACCTTGTTGGCGTCTCCAGCGAAATCGAAGTTCCGTGAGGAGTAGCCAGCAGTGGCAACGGTGCGAGTGAAGTCAGTGAATGCACGGCGCAGGGTAGCGTCAGCAAACAGCTTGTAGTCACCTACCATACCAGTTGCGTTCCAGATGCTCTGCAGGACGGCCTGAATGTCAGACTCAGTCAGCGAAGAAGTTCCAGTAGCAACATACTGACCAGAAGCAGGACGGTAGTCAGCAGGAACCTGATGGGTAACCTGCTGGCCAATGTTCGCAGTGTCACGAATCCAAGTGCCAAGACCACGGAGGAGGTAAGGGTTGGTCCCGTCATCAGCCTGATGCTCTTGATCGCTCAAGCAGGTGGACTCCATATCACGGAGAAGCTCGACGCCCTTCTTGGCGATGGCTTCTGCGACCTCGTCAGAGACGCCAGCAACATTGGAGACTTCCTGAGCCAGACGAGAAACCTTGGCCGTGCGGCGGAAGGTCTGCAGGTAGGAGCTAAGGAGGGCTCGGTTCTCTGCATGATTCTCGTAGGTAGCCACGTCAGTTCCATCAACAACTCCACCTAGAGCAGGGGCAGCGTAGATGTCTACGGGCCACTCGAGGTAGGTGTTCTGGGGGGTGCTTCCCTTGGAAACAAGGGACATAAACGGAGTGGCCTTCTCGTCCACTCGTGTCAATAAATCCAAAAGGTCTTCCCTTTTGGCCACTTGGTTGATTTCAAATAATCCAGCCATATCAATATCCTAATCTTTAGGTGTCATCGCAGCCTTAATGAAGTCTCTTAAACCTGCCCTCGATCCACTCTTATACACCTGAGCCTTTGCTCTCTCAGCCCTCTTGACTGCATCAGAGACTTCTGCCTGCTGTGCAGATGGCGCACCGGGTTGTGGTGTTGGGTCTGGCGTCTTTTGCGCTTTAACAGGCTTCTTTTGTGCCTGCTCTTGTTCTATGTAGAAACCAACCAATGCTCTAGCTAAGTAGAGATCGACATCAGGTAAATTCCTGATGCCCGGGTTGGTCTCCTTGACCTGTTCTACCCACGCCCGTGCAGGGCTCTTACTGTCTCTCAGCCACGGATACTTCTGTGCTGCGAACTCAAAACTGCGAGCGTTCTGCGTCAGTTGCTTTCGCCGTTTCGGGATATCACTTTCCCTACTCCATTCGGCATTTAGTGCTAGGTCCTCGAGCCACGCTTCAGGATCTTCTGGGATGCTCTGAATGCGATTCTCAATTTCCCGTTCAACTTGATCAGGGTCTCGCCTGTATCTAGCCAGTGCTCGTTTCGCCCATCGCTCTGCCGATAAGGCCTCGTCTTCCAGTTGATCCAACTCCTGTTCAGAGTTGGCCTGCATGACCAGTTCCGAGATGGTGCTCTCGCTATCCGTTTGCTGAGTCTTTTTGGCTTCGAGCTTGAGTTGCTTTTGAGACTCCTCAAGTTGCTCCAGTCGCTCTTCCAGCTCCTTTTTCTGGGCCGTAAGGCGATTGATTCGCTTCTGAAAGCCAATGTGCTCAGATGGTTCCGAATCGTCCTGTTCTGATTCCTGCTCAGGCTGCTCCTCGAGCACGGCTTCAGGTTCAGGAACGGGCGGTTCCTCTACTGTTTCAGGGGCATCTTCCGGTTGGGGACTCAAGCTGTCCTTGAGTGCATTCCGCAAGGCTTCCATTCCGCCAACTACATTTTCTGCCTCCGAGGGCTGGCTGGCCTCGGCTGTGGATTCAGGATTTGACATGCGCTTTTACGGCTGCAAGTGGCCGAGAATCAGGGCTTTTATCGTTCGCCCAGAGAACGGTTTTTTGTTGGCCTCGGGAGCCTACGTCACCAGATTCGCTTATGAGCAGGTGCAGGTCAATGATGGCAGGATAAAAAAGTTCACTTTAGGTGTTGACGTATTACTCAGCCTAGCGTATGTTGTTTGTGTCAGGAGGGAATAAGCCCACTGACTGAAGAACAGAAAGAAAAATACAATTAACAATGACAAAGCAACACTCACCGCATTTGAAACAGTTTACCTCGCCAGCTTCCGCAAGGGTATGGATGAAGCAGATTGTGGATGGCTGCACGAGATGGCCCCAGAAAACAAAACCACCAGTGGTGTCATGAGTTCACTGATAAAAAAGGGGCTCATAGATAGCAGGTTTGATGATTCTGGGTTTTTAGGCTGCTACTGGGTCAAGGTGACTGACGCTGGCAAAGGCTTTGAGTTTACTGCGGAGCAAATGGAAAAGGCTCGGGGCCTGATGATGTCATTGGGGTAAGGCATAACTTTAACCGGGGGCCGCAAGGCCCCCTTTATTCAACAACAGATCAAATGACACGAACACTTCAATACCAGCAAGCACAGTCTAGAAAGTGGATGTTTACTCACAGCCCTGAGATCAAAGATTTCTGGCCACAGGAGACATTCAGGGACCTGACGAACCTTGCATTCTCCATAGATCCGATTTGGGTAGAATGCCCGTGGAAGAAAAGGCGACGACCCCCTGAGAGGTGTGAGGCTCTTATCGATGAGTTGTTCGGGTCAGATTATAGCTGGAAGGAAGAAGCAGCCAGACGCCGAAAAAGAAAGCGAAAGCAAAAGCCTTAAATGATTTTAACCGGGGGCCGAGAGGCCCCTATATCCAACAACAACAAACCAAAAGAAAGATAAACACATGAAAAAACATGAGTTCAAAATCGAAATCACAGCAGACATCTCCAAGGTGTCCGAGGTCTACGAGGCAGTCAGCCTTGTAGAGGGTGTAGAGATCAACGTGGTGGACTGCGTCGAAGTTAGCGAGTCAGTCAAACCCAAGGTCGATGGTGCAAAGCGTGGCCGCAAGAAGCAGAAATACAAGGTCGAGGAAGACCCTAATGCTGTGACCATCTACAAGAACGGAAAGCATGTCCTTGATGTGGATGCTACCATCAAGAAACTTGGGATCACCAAGGACTACCTCAAGAAAAACTCGTTCAAGCGAGATGCTTTAGAGTGTCGTCTTAAATACGCAATGGCAATCAAGGCTTCCAGATGGTCAAAGCAATAATATTACTGATCACCTGCTGCACTTTGTCTGCAGCGGATCACACTGTGGCTCTCACCATACTGGCGGAAGCCAGAGGTGAGGGCCTACGGGGGATGGCAGCAGTCGCCTGCGTCATCGCCCAGCGAGCCAAGGAGAGGTGTATTACACCCAAGGAAGTCTGCCTGCAGCGCAAGCAGTTTTCCTGCTGGGACTCAGGCAAGGACTTGAGCTACCTACTCGACACTCCACAGGCTGAACATGCGCTCTACTTCGAGAAGCACATCGACAAGATGAAGCAAGAAGTCACGGGTGGAGCTAACCATTATCACGCACTGCACGTGCGGCCATACTGGGCTGACAAGTCCAAGAAAACAAAGATCATTGGGAATCACGTATTCTACAAGCTATGAAAGTTACGATTGAATCACACTGGGACCCAGACGGGTCTATACCGGCAGACGCAAATGCTCGAGAGGAGTATGAACTCTGGCGAGATTTTGCGAGGACACACCCTGATCAGTGGGACGGAACCGAGTTCCGCCTTCAGGACTTCAAGGAATACATCAGAGACATAGTGGAGCTTGGCCGATATGACTAACATCGAAGATCTAAGGAGCGTATCTGTTGTCTTCAAGGAGCTGGACGATGACCGAGACGAGATTGTCTTCCAGCGAGGTGCAGATGAGGTGTCTTCCAAGGAGGTCGTGTCCCTAATTTGCGACACGTTCAACATGACCACCAAGGAGTTTGCTGAGTCCATCAAGGTCCCAGTCAGGACCGTTGAAGGCTGGAGGTCTGGCAAGCCCCCAGCAGCACTAGCCAAGATGCGGATTGGACGTTGGCTGGAGTCTCAGCTCATCAAACGGGAGGCAAGCAAAGATGCTCAAAGCTGAAGCAATAGAATATGGGCTCGAGTTTGAGCCCATATGCGAGGGGTGCGATAGACGGGCCACTGAGATCGTCTACACCCACTACCCTATGGTCAGCAGGGACCCCACTTACTACGGCTGGTGCAGACAATGCACTGAGCACCTGATAGTGGGTATGCTCAGGGATCTTACTGAGGTCATGTCTGAGCACGAGGTATCAGCAATAATACCACACATGCCTGATCGATGGAGGGATCAGCTAGGGGTTAATGTAGTTACATTTCCCGGGCCTCACACTTCAGGGTCTAAGTCTGATTCCTGATCCTTCAGGGCATCAGCGTAGAGATTCTGGAATGCGAAGTAGAGATCCTGAACTGCTGCCAGTCTCCCTGCGAAGTAGTGCCGTTGTTCAGAAGTCAAGCCGGGTCCGGTTACATTACCGGACTCGGCCTTCATTATCTCATTCAGGATCGTGTCGATGCCACGCCTGACTGGATGTTCTTCCTGCATCGAGAATGCCTCGAGCAGCCACGGTTCGTAACCTTGAAACCTGTATTCGTTATGCATTTGGATTCACACCTATCCTGCCTATCTGAGCGTTCTGCTGTTGCGTCACGCTCATCTGCAGGTTCTGAGCAAATGTCTGGACAAGCTGTGCGAACTGCTCGTCCTGTTGCATCTGCTGCTGGTATTTCGGGTTGTTCTGAATGATCTGCTGGATGAACTGCATCTTGATGCCTGCAGACGGATCGTTCTCGACAAACTTTGGCTGATTACCCAGAGACATCAGGGCCACTTGATTGTTCATGTCATCGAACATCTGCTGAGATGCTTCTGCCTGCTCGATCACAAGCTCGTCTGCCAGCGTTGGGTCAATGACCTGCAGCTTCTTCCTGATGAGCTTGGTCCTGTCAACGATGCCCATCGTGTCCTCTGGAAGGACGAATTGACTGATGGCCTGCAGCTTCTTCTGGACAAACTCATTGTCGAGTTCCCTGACATCGAAGTGCAGTGTGAAATTGTATTTCTTAGGGTCTCGAGGTAGCGGCATGTCTGTGCCAGTCACCAGAGCAAAGCGGTCATCCGTGTCAAAGACCTGAGTCAGATCCCACACCCTGCCAATCACAGAACTCATGTGCCTGAGCCAGCGATGGACATAGGCCTGCTGCCTGAGCTGTGTCTCTACTGGAGGTATGGCCGCATTGGGTCTGCCAAAGTAACGGTCTGTCCTGAGCTGGATATGATCCATCAGGGTGAAGGCTAGGTCTGCGCCTCTGCGAGGTGCTTCCATCCAGCCAATGTCACCGGGCCTCTGCTCAGAGACCTGCACACCGGGTCCAACCTTGATACGTTGACCATACCGCAAAGGAACCTTGAGAGGAGGCAGCGTGTCAAAGCTCGAGCGGTCGAAGACCATATCGGCTTGTGCCTTGTATTCTGCCTGCCACGTGCGAACGATCTCTGATACACCACGAGACTCAATCGGGCTCCGCCGTGTCTTCTCCCGTGTGAATGTCTCAAATGGATAGGTGTCCCCAGCTTCTGTCACGAGCCTGTGCTCTGCGAACATTTCCTTGCCACTTGAGTTCTTCTCCATATACGGGGAGAAGACTGTCATGTAGATACCGGGATTTCCGTTCTCAGTCACCCTGCGGCTGTAGGCATGAATGACCTCGATCAGGTTAGTCTTGTCGTCAAGTCGCTCAGTGCTGCCAAGAACAGGGCTCAGACCTTGGTCCCATACCTGAGAACTCTGGCCTGCAGTCTTCTTGACCTCTTCAGCCCACTGCTTGTCCCATTCTCCGCTTGCAGCTTTCGCTTCCAGCTCTGCTAGGGTGTAATACTCCCTGCGGAAGATTGCACGGGCTCTCTGCAGGTCAGTTGTTTCGGGTGGAAACAAGATCTCGTGATATGGCCTGAGTGCCACAATGCGAGCCTGATTCTTCACCATATCAGGAAGCTCAAATGTGGTCTCACCTTTCTCCACGATCTCCCTGATATGTTTCAGTGCCTTAGTCCTCGTCAGGCCTTCGTTGCTGGCGACCAGTAGGTCAGCAATGTATTCCTGCTCGTCTTGCAGCGCAGCGGTCAGAGCGTCGAGTTGTTGGGGGGCATTGACTCCTAAGAAGCCGGAGAGGGTCTGGAGGTTTATTGTTCGAGGGGTCTGGGCATAGGATCTATCCCAGATCACGTGAAGCACACTCCAACCATACTGCGCTGCGTATTCTGCATGTAACTCCAGCTCTTCTTCCCAGCCGGGTTGCATCAAAGTCGAAAGCATCCACCTCAAATACAGACCCACAGCAGATGCTGCCTTGTGGTCTGAAGCCTCGATACCAGCCACATTCAGAGCTGCCCTGCTAATCGCAGAGGTGCTCAGGTTCACCATAAACGAGCAGACCTCGTCAGCCAGCCTGATCCTAGTGTCACTGGCTCCTTCCCAAGGGAATGGCTGCCGCCCTAAGTCTTTAGCATGTTTCTTACCGTCTCTGCTCTGCCCGGTCCACGTAGCAAATCGAGTTTCGTCAGACTCCCTGACTCGGTAGGTTATCCTGTCATCAGAAAATGCCCTGCGGTATTCAGTGCAGAGCTGATTGATGTTGGGGTCTGTGTTGACCTGTAAGCGGTCATCTTTGCTCGTGTTCATTAGTAGCTCAAAGCGTCAGTTGTGTATTGGGCCTGCCTCGAAACATAAATTGGGTCCATCAAAATCAAATATCTCAGCGCATCCACCGGGTCCTTGCTTGCTCCCTTGTCTCCATCACTGCCAGTCCACGTCTTCAGACTGTAAATCAGGTTCTGGCATTCATTGGACACATACAGCCTAGGCTCATTCAGGATGCTCACCTCTCTGCTCATGTCGTATGCAAACAGGTTGTTGACTAGAGCACAGCTCTCGTCAATGTGCGTCATCGCTGACGGCACAAACAGAAGACCATCCTTTACTATCTCTCCGCCTGCACCCCTGTCAGGATTGGCAAGCAAATCAATCAGGCTCTGATTGTGCTCTCGTTGCCCTATCACAGCAGTCCTGCCAGCCCTAGGGTCAATGTATCTCTCGTGTATGCCTCCATCAGAGATCTCTAGCTCCCTGATGAGCTGTTTATACTGCTGAATATTTCTCCCACAGTCAGCAGTCTGTGCTGGGCCTTTCTTGCCGTCCAGTTTCTCACTTGGAACAGCCCACTCGCCGTAGTTAGCCTTGTCGGGCCACTCCCTGTAAACAAAAGTCCTCCCAAGATCATCCACCTTAGCCCACAACATATACCAGTTGCGGTCGCCCGGGGTAGGATCGACCACCATATAATTAGTCCCGTCCTTAGGGATCTGGTCCTTCGAGATAATGTTCCTATCGGTGAACCTAGGGAACTTGCCCACTACAGGGTTGCTCACATAACCATATGCCCTGATCTCTCGCTCTTCCCTCGTCCTGCCCCTGAGCGTCTGCTCCATTCGATCAAACGGGCTGTAGGGGTTCCACTCCGAGAAAAACCAGAAGATCTTTCCTGATCCACTACGTGTCCTGCCCTTATACGGCATGTGACCCTTTGGGACTCCATCAATCGAACTCTCATCCCCGATCAGCTTAGCCTCTCGAGTCTCCTCGATGATGGCTCCGTCCATAGCATCCTTGACCGTGCTCGTGAATCCCTCAATCGGAGTGAAGGTCACGACCATCTTGCCCTTACGTGAGATTAGACGATATTTCAGCGTCTGAATCCACGCCATAGGGACCAACTCATCACACCAGATCAGGTCCAGCTCTGTTCCCTCCATCGAGCTGAGTTCCTGAGAATAATTCTTAAACCAGCACTGGCTCCCATTCGGAGCCACAAAAGTCTTATTACTGAACCCGTTCTTCTGGGAAAACCCTATGTTCACCACAGACCTCTGCCCTGTCCTCTGCTCCTTCCAAGGCAACGGCAGATACTCATGCACATACGGCTGCTGAACCTGCACTGAGCTATCGTGTGTGCTATGGCAACACCACACAGCACTCCTGTGCTTGTTAGCCAGCGTCCTGACAACCCTCGAGGCCATATACCTCGACTTGCCACCACGGTTACCACCGAAAATGTAGACAAGATCCACCTTGGGATCTTCCAGAGCCTCATCAGCATCTTTCCAGTGCCTGAACAGGCCCGTGGTATTGTGCCAGTCAGAGCCGTAGTTAAAGGGATCAGCCTTCTCGAGCCTGATCAGCTCCTCCCTCTTGAGGTAGTAGTCCTGCAGCACCCCCTCAGAGGCCATAGCCTCGGCTTCCTCCCTGCTAGGGACCGGATAGACTGGGTGCTGTGTCCAATTCATTCCCAGCGATCCAATTGCTTTGGAGACCCAACACAGACAAGCTTGCCAGTTCCCTGCTCCACCCAGACAGGGATCTTCAGCCCCTTCTGGAATTCCCTGTTGTCCGACACCCTCACTAGCCCTAGATCTGTCTCCAGAAGCCGCATGTTAAACGGCCTGCCCTTCACAGTAGCCTGCTTGGGCTCCCTGCCAGCCTTCCAGCGGAGATCCGCTGTATCCAGCCCAGTTCGCCTCTTAGCCCTCCTGCCACGCTTCCTAGGGCTCTTCTTCGCACCTTCAGCCTCGCTCATAAATCATCAATAGCGTTGTAACTGTCAATCGACCAGTCCACCTGTAGCCAGCCCCCTCGATCCCTGATCACCCAGTTCTCGACCCGGTGCTCCAAGCTCATATCAAGCTTGTCCCGTAACTCCCTCACAAATGCCTCGAGATAGCCCCTGAGACGCTCTCTAAGGACCTCAGGGCTCTCTGGGAGGCTCATATAGCTGTAAGGCGTCATATCGGCTAGGAACCAGCTTCTGAACCGCCATATGCGCTCAAAATCAATGCCATCAAGGACCATCTGAATCTGCGCTTCCATTGCAGGGGCCTTGCCGAAATAGCCAGTGTTAGGCTCGATTAGTGTAGGCCCAGTAGGGGCATCGCTCTTCTGCGTATACATGTTGCTCATCTATTTTACGAGGGGAGATCCGCAACGAAATCGTTATATTTCGCCAGCGTCTGACCCCCTCCCCCCATCTAGCCCGTGGAGTTTCGCACAATATGTGTTATGTTTATAAGTGT